AATACTCAATGGCAGATGTAGATCAAGTAGCTAAAGATGCAGTCAAGAAGTCCGGAGAGAGTAAGATGGATATGGCTAATGTGAAAGCTATCGATACTTTCATAAAACATAAACAATGGATGGCTAGTAAGTTAGCTGCGAGGAAGTATGGTGATCGACAGAGTTTAGAGATAGGGAACATGAAAGACCAGAGTTTCTCTATTAAATGGGATAAATAAAACAATGATGGATAGAATACATAACTTAAAGAACAGATGGAATAACCTAAACAAGAAGGGTAAGACCATTACTGTAGTAGTAGCAGTAGTTATAATTGTACTTATTGCACAGAATATTTAGTGTTATTAGAGATAATAGCATACAAATTGATTGTGTTTGTAGAGGGTGTAGTGAGTAGAAGTGTTGAGTTTGTTAAGAGTAATACAAAAAAGCTCTATACTTGCATGGTGCTTCTCGTAAGAAAAAAGTAATATTTTATGCCAATTATGTTCGTAGTTTGTACATAATTATTTATTAGCTGCACAATATCTGCACACAAAGCTCTAAAAGTATTGATAAATATAGATTAGCACTTCATTAAAGATAATGTGCCTAGCTTTTCCAGGATTTTTATTAGATTGGGCGCAATAAATAAAGCTGCCAACCCCCATCGAGTCTGTGTCATTGCAATAGGGAGTGATTTCAACTCAGAACAAAATCTCTATGAGCAAAAATTTTACAACTACACCCATGAGCCTTAAAGAAGCTAATGAATTTGTTACAGAACATCATAGTCATAACAAAAAAGTTCAAGGACATAAGTTCTCAATAGGTGTTTTACATGAGAATAACCTGGTTGGTGTTGCTATCTGTGGCAGACCTATATCTGCAACATTAGATGATAAGAAAACATTAGAATTACTTAGGTCTTGTGTCTTAGATAACGCACCTAGAAACACAAATAGTTATCTTTATGGAAGATGTTGGAGAGTTGCAGATGCTCTAGGCTATCAAAGAATGATTACTTATACCTTGATAGAAGAGAAATCAGCAGCTTGTAAAGCTATTGGAATGCGAATTGTAGGTCAGACAAAAGATAGTTCTAAAGCCTGGTTAAATAAACAAAAACAGGATGGGATTGTCAGACAACATCAAAGTATTTATCACAAACCTAAATACAGATGGGAAAAAGGTTATCTAATTTGATGGTGCTGATGAGATGAATCGAACATCCTACTCCCTTCTTACCAAGAAGGTACTCTACCAATGAGTTACACCAGCATAGGTACTAATTATATGAAAAAAGCTAAAAAAAACACAAAAAAAGTTGATGTCTTTGCCCTTATGGTCAAACACATGAATGATAAAACTCCTGTCAAACAAAATTCAGGTCGAGGAGTTATTGCAGATAGTACAGTTTCAAGGATTCAAGACATTTACAACGAGGGCAAGAAAGAGAATGAATGAAATTAAAAATACTAGACCTGTTTTCAGGTATAGGGGGTTTTAGTTTAGGTTTAGAAGCTACAGGTCATTTTGAGACTGCTGCATTCTGTGAGATTGAACCTTACTGTAAACAAGTATTAAAAAAACATTGGCCTACAGTTCCTATTTTTGATGACATTCGTCAACTGAAAGGAACAGATATTGGAACAATCGACATTATTACAGGAGGATATCCCTGTCAGCCCTTCTCAGTCGCTGGAAAACAAAAAGCTGAGCAAGATCCGAGACACCTCTGGCCAGAGTATTTTAGACTTATCCAAGAACTCCGACCAACATGGGTTATTGGAGAGAATGTTAGTGGACATATTAAACTCGGTCTCGACTCCGTACTTGAGGACTTGGCGAGTGAAGGTTACTCCACGAGGACATTTAGTATTTCAGCTTCTAGCATCGGTGCAAACCACAAAAGAGAACGAGTCTGGACTGTGGCCTACTCCGGTAGCATCGCTAATGCCATGCGAGGGATCGATAACAGCTTATCGAAGGAAAGTAGATCATGGAGTTATTACGAAGGAAGAGGCAGAGGGAATGCAAATGGGATCTCTCACCCCTCCACGAATGAAAGATTGGACTCCAAAGATGTGGAGAACTCCAGACGCACATTGTGGCAGAGGGGCCAATTCAGTAAAGAGAATGAAGATGAAATTGGAAAAGAAAATGCCAATCAGTTTGAACGATCAAGTAGCACATCCAAGATTGATGTGGCCAACACCGACAGTAAACGACAGCAAGAACAATGGAGGCCCATCTCAGTTGAGAGACAGAGAAAAGAAGGGCAAGAACTTGAATGCAAAAGCTGGTGGGAGTCTGAACCCAGAGTGGGTAGAGTGGCTCATGGGATTCCCAAAAGGGTGGACAGACTTAAAACCCTCGGAAACGCAGTAGTACCACACATACCCTATTACATAGGTCAAGCGATTGTAGAAAGTTATCAATGAAAATAACCATTCCCTACAAGCCAAGACCTCTACAAAAAGAAATACATAAAAGCCTAGCTAGGTTCTCAGTCCTGGTCTGTCATAGAAGATTTGGTAAGACAGTCTTGACAGTCAATGAACTGATTAAGAAGTGCCTACAATGTAAGCTGCCGAGACCTCGGTATTATTATATAGCACCGACTTACAGCATGGCTAAGAGAATAGCCTGGGATTATTTAAAATATTACACATCAGTTCTACCGAAGATGGAATATCACGAAACAGAACTACGAGCTGATCTTCCTAATGGTGGAAGAATACAATTACTGGGTTGTGAGAGACCACAAACCCTTAAAGGATTGTATATGGATGGTGTTGTCTTAGACGAGGTAGCACAAATGCCTCCAAAGATGTGGACTGAGGTTATTAGACCAGCATTATCTGATCGTAAAGGGTTTATGGTAGCGATTGGTACTCCGGCTGGACATAATTCGTTCTTTGATCTCTATAATCATGGACTGCAAGATGAGAATTGGTATGCACAAAGTTTTAAAGCTAGTGACACAAAGATAGTCGATGCAGAAGAACTAGCAGCAGCTAAATCAATGATGCCTCCTGAGATATACGAGGCAGAATATGAGTGTAGTTTCGAAAGTTCTGCTATAGGAGCTATTTATTCACAATCACTAGCGAAAGCAGATACCGAAGGTCGTATAACAAAAGTTCCTTATGACTCTACCATTAAAGTAGATACTTACTGGGATCTAGGGATGCGAGATAAGACTGCGATATGGTTTGTGCAGCAAAAAGGTTCAGCAATCCACCTGATAGATTACTTTGAAGATAGTGGTGAAAGTTTAGAGTATTATGCCTCAGTTCTTGATGAAAGAGGATATATCTACGATACCCATTACCTTCCACACGATGCCAATGTCCGAGAGATTGGAACTGGTAAATCAAGATTAGAAATAGCTCAATCACTAGGATTAGTGACAAGCATTGTACCGAAGATGTCGATTGAAGATGGTATTAACGCCACCAGAATGACACTAGGTAGATGTTGGTTTGACTATGAAAAAACAAAAGATGGATTAGATGCCTTGAGACAATATCGATGGGCAGTCACCGATAAAGGCGAAACAAAAAACAGACCACAACATGATTGGACATCACATAGTGCTGATGCCTTCAGATATGTCTGTACAGGATTACAAGAGACTAAAAATTGGTCATCAAGAATTGAATATCCACGATTAGGAATAGTATGAAATTAACAAAAGACAGATTAAAATCACTGATAGGGCAAGAGATTACAAACTCTTTAGGCTTTTATGGTGGACAGCTATCAGAACAAAGACGCAATGCGTTAAAGTTCTATTTAGGTGAACCCCTGGGCAATGAAGTAGAAGGTCAATCGCAAGTAAGATCCCAAGATGTATTAGAAGTAGTCGAGAGTATTCTCCCTTCAATGATGCGTATCTTTACGCAAGGTGAGAGTATAGTTCGTTTTGAACCACAAGGCCCTGAAGATGTAGCTTACGCAGATCAAGCATCTGATTACATCAACCATATCTTTATGAAGGATAACAATGGTTATTCTATCTTGCACACCATGTTCAAAGATGCTTTGATTTCTAAAAATGGTTTTGTCAAATACTATTGGAAGAAAGACAAAGAACAAAAGCAAGAGTCTTATGAAAACTTAACTGTTGCTGAGTACCAGGCATTATTAGCAGATACCGAAGTTGAAGTTGTAGAAGTCGAAGATACAGCAACAGAACTTGATGTTGATAATATGGATATGATGGAAGTCACTTACAATGTGACTGTCAAAAGAGTAAAAGATTATGGTCGTGTTGTTATTGAGAGTGTACCCCCTGAAAGTATGCTTATTAGTAAAACAGCGACTTCATTAGAAGATTGTAACTTTATTGGTCAGAGAGTTTTTAAGACAAGATCAGAGTTAATCAGTATGGGTTTTGACAAGAAGATTGTCAATGAACTACCTGTAGCTGATGAAGAAATTTATAACACAGAGGCAGTCACCAGAAGATCGTATGACGATGAGACCATGCCTCAAGAATATCAAAACATTGATCCTTTATTGACACGAGTTTCGATTGTCGATTGCTACATGAAATGCGATTACGACAATGATGGAATAGCAGAATTAAGACACATTGTAGTGGGTGGTTCAGGCCCTAATGCCTATCACATCTTAGAGAATGAACCCATTGAACAGATACCTTTTGCTACTGTTACTGCTCTTCCTATGCCACATCGTTTTTATGGATTATCCATATACGATTTAATTGGCGATGTGCAAGAGATTAAGACTACCCTCCTAAGGCAAACTCTTAATAACGCCTATCTACAAAACAACGCAAGAACTGTTGTCGTAGATGGACAAGCAAACATAGACGATCTCCTTACTTCAAGAGCTGGGGGAATTGTAAGAGTAAAATCACCCAATGCTGTTACACCCCTAGCTTCACCTAACTTCATGCAAGAAGGATTGGCAATGATTGAGAAAGTCGATCAAATACGAGAAGGAAGATCAGGTGTTTCTAAAGTCCAAATGGGATTAGATGCCGATCAAATCAACAAATCACATACAACAGCTACAAGTGCAAATGTGATGATGAACGCATCAACACAAAGAATAGAATTATATGCTCGTAACTTTAGTGAAGGCATTAAAAGAATGTTCCAGGGCATTTTAACTTTGGTTTGTAAATACCAAGATCAAGAAAGAATTATTAAATTAAGAAATCAGTTCATACCCATGAACCCTAGAGAGTGGGTAGATAGATATAATGCAACAGTTCAAGTTGGACTCGGTACAGGCTCACAAGATCAACGACTCGAAGTCTTAGGTCGTGTGTTAGCAGTACAAGAAAAACTAATCGGTGCTGGTGGTATGGGTATAGTCGATCCTCAAAAGATTTATAATACCTTAGAGAAGTATTTAGAGAATGCTGGTTATAAAGATGCAAGTCAGTTCTTTAACAACCCAGCAAATATGCCTCCTCCTCCACCTAAACAACCACAACCAGATCCAACAGTACAACTAGCACAACAAGAGCTCCAAAGACTTCAAGCAAAAGATCAAGCAGACCTACAACTCAAAGCTAGAAAGCAGCAGTCTGATGAACAATATAAATTAGAAAAACTTAATTTAGATCAACAGAAACTAGCAACACAAGTTGTGAAAGAGTCTGATGCAAGAGAACTAGAAAAAGAAAAACTAGCAACAAAAATTATACAACAAGGAATTAACTAATGGCATTCACATCACCATTCTTTCAATCAACACAAGCACAAGGAATTATAAACAATTACCTCAACAATACTGCTGGTGGACTTCCTCCTTTCACAGCTCCCTCAACTAATCCCTATATCGTTGATAGCACCCCTTATGTGCCACCAGCAGCTCAACCCACACCTGACGATCCAGTTAATAATACCCCTAACTGTGAAGAATTATATCCAGGAGAGGGCAGAGTTTATGATCCTGTGCTTCAGGCCTGTGTCTTACCAGAAATGAATCCACAAGAGGGTGATAGCGATAACAATGAAATGAATGAAACTTATCGTGGTGTTGGAAGTGCATTCAGTCCTGAACAAAATGCTTTTATGAATTTAGGTCTTGGTGGTAGCACTGCTGATGATGTTCAATCTTATTTTAATCCTAATGATCCTGATAGAAAATTAGATTTATATGGTGATGGATTAAGTGGCTTATATAAAAGATTTACACCCTTTGGTCAATTAGGTGTTTATATGGATGCTAATACACTAGCGAATGCTGGGGTTATCAATAAAAGAGATGATGGTGGTTATAGTTTTGCTAAAGGTGGAAATTTAAACTTAGTACAAGCTAACCAGGCATTTGAAAATCAATTAGCACAGAAAAATATGATGGATTTTGCGCAAAACAATTTAGGTAAAACTGCTGAAGAAGCTCAAGCTATGGCTGATGTAACCAAAAGAGGTGACAAAGCAGATTACATGGGATCAAGTGTTTACAAAGATAACAATGCCAATGTTAATATAAACCCATTTCAGTCTAACTTTGGTGCATCCAATATAGTTTCTTACTCTCCACCAGATCCTAATAGAGAGAAAAGTGAAAGTGAAAAAATGTTTGAAAGAAAAAGAGCATTTGTGTCACCAAAGAAACAAATAAATTCTAAGAATTTTACAGGTATGGGATATACTCGTGGCAGATAACGAACAAAAAAGAAGCCTACAAGCAAAACAAGTATTAGAACACCCATTATTTATAGAAGCAGTACAAAAAATTCGATCCGACCTAAACCAAGAATGGTTAAGTAGTGATCTACAAAATTCAGAACAGAGAGAAAACATTTTTGTCATGAGAAGAATGTTGGAACTCGTTGTGATGCAAATCCAGTCAATCATGGAAACTGGTAAAATCATAAAAAAATAGGAGTAATTAAATGGCAGAACAACCAGCAATGGACTCTGCAACAGAGACTCAAACAGAGACTGTTGCACCAATGCCCAAGCCTCTCAATGTAGGTGAGGCAGCTACCACCCTGAAGAACTTACTAAATACTAACGCCTCAGAGACTCAGGAAGTAGCAAGTGAAGATTCAACAAAACAAGTAACCGACTCGGAAACGAATATCGATGAAACTTTTGAAGATGAAGAACTTATAGATCAAATTGAAGATGAAACACCTTCTGATACTAATCAGGAACTTTACACATTAACTGTTAATGGTGAAAATGTAGAAGTTACCCTTGATGAACTCAAAAAGGGATATTCTCGACAAAGTGATTATACTCGTAAGACTGAAAAACTATCGCAAGATAGAAAAAGTGTAGAAGAAAAAAATTCAGAATACACCAGGTTAAACGAGGAGGCTAAAATCAAAAGAGATCAATACGAAAACCAACTTCAAGTATTGTCTGCACAATTAAAAGCTAGTGAACCTCAAGTTGATATGGAAAGACTCTATCAAGAAGATCCAGCAGAGTTTGTAAAACAGAAAGCTGAACAAGATCGTAGAAAAGAGTTACAAGTAGCAGCTCAACAAGAACAAGATCGTATTCGCCAAGAAAAACAACAAGAAAGCGAAAAGGTCTATTCTCAATATTTAGATAATGAGAGAAAACTTCTTGCTGAAAAACTACCTATCTATGGAGACAAAGATAAAGGCCCTGAGTTTATAAAAAACTTAACTAACTATGCAAAGTCGATTGGATATGCCGATCAAGAGATTGCAATGTTAGTCGATCACCGAGCAGTTATGATGTTAGCGAATGCTTATCGTTACGATAAGTTAAAGAAAGCTAATCTAAAAAATAAAAAAGTAACAAAGGTATCGAAAGTGGTTAGTTCATCTAGTCCTAAAATTCAAGATGATAATGAAGTAGTAAAGCGATTGAAATCTAAAAAAGCAAATCTCAAAAAGACAGGAAAAGTGCAAGACGCAGTTTCTGTTCTTCAAGAGATTTATTCTCAATAACATATATAGAAAGGAATAAGTAATGGCACAACCAACCAATACTTTTGACACCTATGATGGTGCAAACTCTATAAGAGAAGATTTAGCTGATGTAATTTACAATATTTCACCTTCTGAAACTCCTTTTATGAGCAATGCATCTAAAGGTACAGCAACAAACACACTTTACGAATGGCAGACAGACTCACTAGCTGATGCTGCTGCAAACGCACAAATCGAAGGTGATGACTACACAGGCGATGCAAGAACTGCTACTGTGAGACTTAATAACCAAACCCAAATTTCTGCAAAAGCAGTAACTATTTCTGGTACTGATGATGCAGTGGATAACGCTGGAATGAGTACACAGATGGCGTACCAATTAGCGAAGATGGGTAAAGAAATCAAGCGAGACATTGAAAGAGCATTAGTAGGAATCGAAAATGCAAAAGTCGCTGGTAACGCATCCACAGCTAGAGAAACTGCTTCTGTTGGAACATGGTATGGAGGTAATAAACCTGGCACATCTTCTGCTGCTGGTAACTTCTCAACTAATGGTTCACCTTCAGCAACTCCAGCCGGTACAGGTGCAACAGCAATCGCTGGTGGTACAAACAGAACTTACACAGAGGCACTATTAAAAGCTGGTCTTTTAAAAGCCTTTGAATTAGGTGGAGAGCCTGAGACAGTAATGATGTCACCATCACACAAGCAAC